ATGAGAATCAAGCCTCAACGGGATGTTTTCAAATAGCTACCGCAAAAGACAGAACATGGGTTCATGCGGATCATGAGGGTTGGGCTGGAGTATGTTATCTAACACCAAATGCTCCACATACGAGTGGCACAGGTCTATTTCGCAACAAAATTACAGGAAAACGTAGTCGTAAAGAACTTAACTACCCAGATGAGTGGTTAAAGAGTTTAGACTACGATGGATATGACTATACAAAATGGGAACTAACTGACGTATTGTCAAATAGATACAATAGACTTGTGATATATCGTGCAGATTTCTTTCACGCGAGTCTTGATTACTTTGGTAGCAATCTGCAAAACGGAAGACTATTTCAAGTTTTCTTTTTTGATATCAACTTACGATAAAAGAAGATTTGAATTTGATATTTTTCCTAAACTATATTTCTTTGTGAATTCATAAAAACCATCATAATCCATAGGTTTATGAGATGGTGAATATTCATTAAACAATGAATAATCTATTTCTGCCCGATCAAATTTTATCAGAAAAATTTCGTCTATGTTATCACGAATATATTCAACTCCATTCCTCCAACAAGATCCTGGCATTGAAGTAGAATCAAATCTTTCATGAAACCAGAAATCAGCTTCCGAGTGCCAATCTAACGTGGATTTTTTTGCTTGAAACCAGTCTTTTTTCCAAGTTTTTGAAAACAAAATAGTTCTTGAATTTTCTTCTAGAAACAAACGAGCAATTCTATTTTTAGTTGCAATTAACGCTTTCATCTTATCATTTATTGGAGCAATATTTTCTTGTAGCATCATCACGTTTTGTCTAGATGTAGATAACCATTTTTTCAATTCATGTGCTTGCTTGCACATCAAAGCACAAGTATCGGGACTTGTATAGAAAAATTCTACTTGAGCATTTGAGTATTTCTCAATCTCATTGTAAAATAAATTTACATTAAATCTTCTATCATGAAAACATAGATAAACTTCATCATATTTTATTTTTAAACATGGCTTGTCTAAACCAACTAATATTCCAACTTTTTTGTTTAATTCTATTGTCTTTTTGTATTCGTCAAAACATGTAAAATTATATTTTGCGGAATCTATTGGATTTAACTCTTCTCTAACATTCATTACCCATTCACCACTTTGATTTTTTGAAAAAGTATCAATAGTGTGTTGAGTTGTGTCCATCATTTTTATTTTTGTTTTGGGAGATAACTGTTTTATTTCAGTTAATCTTGGTATTACTTGCAAATTTGTTTCCGTTAAAGGTTGAATTTTGGCGTCCAAAGGACTTAAATGACTATTACTAAGTATTTTTATACCATCATTGACATGATGAACAACAATTTCATCTATGAATAGATTATTGTTTAAAAAAGACATGACTAAATTATGACTGTCAACACCACCGCTATAATAGACAATTATATAATCATATTTTTCTCTAAGTTCTTTAGCTCTTTTAAAATATAATGTTTCCAAATCGATTTCCGGTTCTTTTGTCCAATCATACTTTTCAAAAACTTCATCATTAAAATTCCATTTTACTAGCATTGTTGGATCTTTAATTTTTATATTTCTATCATTTATTTTTTCATTTATTTTATCTAAAAGTTTAGACGCATAAACTAATGCTTGAACTTTAGAATAAAATTTTTGATTGTTTACTACATAATATCCATGTATGTCTTTATTCATTTTTAACTCAATGCGATGGATTGTTAAGATTAAAATCATCTAAATCAAATAGATAAATGATCTTTATTGTGTTTGGTAGATACATGTCCGTTGTTTGTCTTTGCTCATTATGAGTTTTCTTGTTTACCTTATTCACGATGCAAAACGCATGATTGAATACGGATCTCTTTTCAAAAGATAATATGTCATATGATCGTCTCATTGATGCAGAAGAATTGCAAAGATCATCAATGATCATCGTGGGCTTTTCATCGGGAACACCCTCAATCCAATTACGCAAACCATATTTCTTTTGTTCTTTGCGTATTGAATATGCAGTCAAGTCTATGTCAAGTGCTTTACCCACTAGAGGAATTGTAGCAAGCATTGGTGTAGATGCTGTTTCCAATCCAGCAATTTGAAAGTTGAAATGCCCAACTTCTTTGTATACTTTATAGTAAAACATCTGTGCAATTGCAGATGCAAAGTCTGGATGAAATAAACCGCGTCTTAGATAGAATTGCCATGTGTATGTTGTACCGGGCTGTTTACCCGGCATACCCTCAGGTTTTCTAACAATACAAATTCTATTGATGAACTCTTTGGTCCATTGATGTAGATCATCATATAGATTTTCAGTTATCATTTTCATGTCAAATTCCTCAATTGTGTATTTCTTCTGATCTTGCATTGAATCCATTTGTTGTATGTATTCACAAGCAACACGGACAACTCAAATTGATACTTTGCTTCGTAGTATGTGCATTCGCTCTTTGATTTGCATAGTCTGAGTATCTCACGGCGAAACACATTCTTACCTAGTTTCTGCACATCTTCGTTCAATTCATCTGATGATGAGTAGTATTTCATCCAATCAGATTCCACACGAATCTTCTTTGTCTTGCCCTTGACTTTCTTTCGTCCTGCACGGGTAAAGAGTTTCTTGCCAATATAAAAGCGACCATCATTGATATTTGTGATTTTATACACAAAGCCAATGTGGTCGCTTATTTGTTCAGAAGTAAAAGGTGAATCTAGATAGATCCAGGGGTTTTCATAATCCATACCATTATATAGTATGGATTTTATTAGTCTTCGTCACTCCAGGAATCATCTTCCTCTTCTTCATCATCAAAGTCATACATGTGACCGCAGAATGGACAATAACAATCCTTGCCCATTACTGCGTCTTCATCATACTCTATCGTGTATTCAGAGTCACACGATACACACATTAGAGTCCTCTCTGTCATATGACCTCGCATCCCCCTGCAGTGCAGGCCATCTCTTGTGTACCAGTTGTTGTATCACGCTTTTCATAATCTGACAGCTTTGACCAATCAACATTCTTAGGCATCTTCTGAAGCATTGCTTCATATTCTTCCTTAGTGCAATCTTGATACGGTGCCTGCTTGTAAACATGATCAGAGAATGGCAAGAACGATACGCCAGACATCTCGTCAAAATGCTCATAGACCCATGCACCAACTTCCATCCACTCGTCTTCCTTGACCGAGATGGTGACAGATGGCTTATGCTCGCAGAAATGTCTCTGATACTCAAGCCAAAGTTCAAGCTGCTCAATCGCAGTCATGTCCTTGCGAAATACTGCATTCTCTGGTGTCTTCATTGGAAATGCAAAGACATATGTGTGTTCTGGCTTCATCACATCGTCTTCAACAGGAAAGCCAGCATCAACCATCATCTTGGCCAATGGATCTTTCTTGTCGGCACGAACCGTGCGAATATAATATGGTGCATGTCTTGCATGAATACCAGATGCTGAATCAACCAACTGAGATACTGTGCCAGATGGCTTCACGCATGTAATCGCAGCCGAACGAGGAATGCCAAGTTTCTTAGCCCACTCAACATTCGTCTCAACAGCACGATTGCGAATAGCATTCAGAACCGAACGAAGTTCTTCACGACCCTTCTTGCCATTCGTGATTTCATTGTCCATGATGCCAGTCAATGAAACGCCAAGCAATCTTTCTTCATCGCAATTGTTTTTCCATGTATTGCGAAGATACTTGAAGTTGGTCAACGTTGACTGCCATGTGCCAAGAATTGTTGCAAGCCGAATCTTGCGATGAAGATCAACTGATGTGTCTGCAGCGCGAACAACAACCTCAGTCAGATTGCAGAACTCGCGATTACGCAGAATGATCTCGGAGCATGGATTCGTACCAAAGTCAAAGTCTGGATTGCGACGACCATACTTCTTGGCCTGATTCTGAGATGCTGTGCGCGAGAAGATTCCGCGCTCACCAGACTTGGACTCATATAGCGCGAACCATTCCTTCATGAATACTGACATGTCTGGTTTACGCTTTGCAACAAATGAGTTGTTCGCCAATGCTCTCTGTGCATTGTTTTCCCACCACATGCCACTCTTTGCAGTACGCATACCATCATCAGAAAGATCTGACAATGAAATAAGTGCTGAACGACGAACACCACCAACGACAACGATCTCAGCGATCTTGCAGACGATGTCATGACACTCAAGCGATGTCAACTTGCGACCAGCAGCATTCTTGAAG